GTGACCTACGCGCGGGAATATTTTGGCTGGGGCGTGTTCGCGCTCATCGCCAGGTAACATCAGGTTCCCGGTATTTCTGGCTGGAGATACCGGGAGCTTCGCCTTTGCTTTGATCTGATGCATCACCTGCACAATACATATTCAGTGAATCGGCAAATCACACGGTTCATAATCCAGCGGCGCAAAGCGGCTCATACCGTACGCGTTGAGAAAGGCCTCGCACTGTTTAATGACCTGCTGGTATTCCTTGTTTCCGGTACCGGACTCGCGTATCGGTCCCTACCTGTCGAGCGTTTAGCTTCATTGGGGATATCTCCTTTAGACCGAACAGATATACCCCCAAAAAGATGTAGATTAAGGGGTACTTCGCTAGACCTCAAAATAATGAGCAAGGGCGTAAAGCTAGAATATAAAGTGTTCCAGAGGACTTGAGGCTTGAATGGTGCCGATAATAGGAGTAAAACACAATATATAACAATATGTAATTATTATATTTTTTATTTCAATTCTATATAGATACCCGAATTGATACCCATTTTGATTTCGCTCCCGATTGAGGAACAAAACAGGCTATTCAGAAGTTCCGACAGCATAAGCCTCCTAACCGTTTCGGATACTTGACGAGCGCCGCTGTAAAAGCAAAAATACTGTATACAACCACAGTGGTTTTCCGGAGGCTTTTATGTTCGTTGAACTGGTTTATGACAAACGCAATGTAGTGGGGCTTGAAGGGGCCAGAGAGATTATCCTGGCAGAACTGACGAAGCGGGTGCACCAGATTTTCCCTGATGCCGAAGTGAGAGTGAAGCCTATGCAGGCGAACGGCTTGAATAGCGATGCCAGCAAAAGCGATCGGGAAAAGCTGAACCGCATGCTGGAGGATATGTTTGAAGAGTCCGATATGTGGCTGGTATCTGAATTCCCATCTGTACGACAAGTTGGGCTGTAAAATTGTGCTGGCCGTCAGTATCATTATTGACCGGCGGCCTGCATCATGTCTAAACACTGCCTACCGGGAATTTGCGGTATAGTGTCGATACTCCAACGTCGTAAATTATTGCCACACGCTGGCGCGTTTCCCCCGCAGCGATCAATCTACCTGCCTGAGCCCACTGCTCATCGGTTAATTTAGGCCTCCGGCCACCGATCCGCCCTTCTGAGCGCGCAGCTGCCAATCCTGCTCGGGTACGCTCGACAATCAACTCTCTTTCCATTTCCGCCAGTGCACCCATGACATGAAAAAAGAATCGCCCCATTGGAGTCGACGTGTCTATGCTGTCGGTCAAACTGCGGAAATTTATCCCCCTCTCGCGCAGTTCCTCCACCAGAACGACAAGATGACGCATGCTGCGGCCAAGCCTGTCCAGTTTCCAGACTACCAGCGTGTCGCCGTGGGATAGCGTCCGCAGTACCTTTTTAAGACCAGGTCTGTCGGACGTCTTACCGCTCATCTTATCTTCGAAAATCAGCTCACATCCTGCGCTATCAAGTGCATTTCTCTGCAATGCAGTGTTCTGGTCATTTGTTGACACCCTAACGTAGCCAATAAGCACGAGTTTCCCCCCAAGCAAAAGCCGAAACAATGCCAGACAAGGGATGATTTTTCATTCTCTAAAACCTCGGTTTAGGAACAGCCTCTAAGCGAAATGGTATCACGGGGCTTTTATCCGGTAGCGGGTATCTGAAAATTCCTTTTCTGAATGGTACGACCGAAAGAACATTCATCATCCAATGGGGGTCGGTATCGAATGGTGGTTCAGGCACAACAGGTAGCGCGACTTTTCCCATTGTATTTCCTTCCTCGATTATAGGTGGGGCTTTTGGACCTTTAGATACAGAAAATGGGGGGTTTAGTGTTTCTTTCAGCACGAGGACTGTATCTGGTTTCGCGGCTATTTTTCGTGACGTGTCTAACGCACCTTATCCGCATGTGCCAACACGCCTACAATCATCTACTTATTTTGTTTTTGGGTATTAATTATGAGCAATTATATCTATAGCCCTTCACTGAATCTTTTTTATGATGCAGACCTTGAGGAGACATATAAAAAGAATCATATCTGGCCTGACGATGGTTTAAATGTAACAGGTGAGATTTTTTCAATTTACACAGGCTTAGCCCCGGAAGGTAAAGTCAGGATCTGTGGGGAAGATAACCGGCCAGCCTGGGGCGATATTCCACCACCAACACATGATGAGCTTGTGTCCACTGCTGAGGCGGAAAAACAATCACGTATTGAACAGGCCAATGACTACATAAACAGTAAGCAATGGCCCGGCAAAGCAGCAATGGGCCGCCTGAAGGACGCGGAGAAAGAACAGTATAACGCATGGCTTGATTATCTGGATGCACTGGAAGCAGTGGATACCACCAGCGCACCAGATATCGAGTGGCCTACTCCGCCGGAGGTGTAGGCCAAGTAATTCCCGGAGCCGTTGATGTGTCAACGGCTTTCACTTCTTTGATGTAATTTATCCACGTGATCAGGCTGGCTTTATCTTCATCGGTGATAATTCCTAACTGTAATTCAGTCTGCCAGAAACTGATTGATTCCTGTGCTTTCGCCAGCAACGCGGCCTTTTGCTGATCAGCCGCTTCAACATCAGCAGCGTGCAAAGCATTGGTATCGGTAACCCAATGACTGCCATTCCATTCATCATAAGGCGTGATTGGTACCACAGTGGTAAATCCCGCTTTAATTTCCCCGATATAATCGACTACTGACGGACTGCCATCATCAGTTGAATATACCACCTCACCTCGATAGTCTTTTTCTTGTTCCCATCCAATATTTCTAAATACTGAAACTTTCCCGTCGATTTCAGCACCGGGATCAGCCGTAGTTGAGTTATCAGGCATTGACACCCCAACGTTTATGTATTCATCAGACCAACCGACATATTCTTTTGTGAAAGGGTCATAATAAAAGCAGCGAATTGTGCCGGGTTCGGAAGCAAGTCCTTTCTTATCAAAAATAACAGTCATTATTTTGCCCTTACGAGAAAGTTGAAAGCGATATTGCGGGGGCGAGATTCATCACCAAATTTATCAGAACCCGTTGATGCTCTTGCTGAATACGTCTGTAAGACAGTTCCTGTTGAGGGGTTAAAGTTATATTCATTTGTTCCGGAAGGATAATAAGTAATTGCCGTAGTGTTATCAGTAAATACCGCAGTCATAACACCATCGCCACCACTTCCTGCAGTAGTCGGCATGAAATGCCTATGGTCGTAAGAAAGTCCATTTTGGGCAGTTAATAGGGAGCGACCTGAATCAACCCCGCGCCCATCATCCCAGACCCTGATAAATTCACCACGAGTATCGTTTAGCTTCAGACTGGGGATAACAAGCGCCAGTTTCGGATAAGTAGCCGCAGAGAATGAGGCTCCATTCCATTTAAGGAAGACCATATCAGCCCATTCATCCATGACCGTATTAGGCATCGCCGAGGACGGCCAGAAGAATGGAATGCCGATAGCTGGCGCGCCAGCTCCCAAACGGAGGTTTGCGATAAGCGCATTCGTGAATTTTGTCACCAGCCCGTTAACGTCGGCATTGTCCAGCGCATCCGCTCCAGAGTTTGCAATAAACTGCCCCACCAGCGCGGCAATCGTCGTCGACTGACGAAGTGCTTTGTTTACCTGGGCGCTGGACGCCTTCCCGGCAGTAAAGCCAGACAACAAAGCCGGGAGCGCCTCCCAGTCAGCCTGTGGCGTAACGTTAGCGTTAGGATCAAGCGCGAACGCTTTAAAGTTATTTGTTGCCATTAGAGTAAAGTCCCCCATGCTCCTACATCGAACCCGCCGATGTATTCGTTATCTAAATCAAACCCAAAGAATTTTGAGCCCTCGGATGGTGTTTCTACCGAAGGCGTTTCAACATCACCGGCCCATACGCCAGCTGCTTTAACGGTCAGATAGCCCTGTTTGATAGCGGCGATCAGTTCGAGCGACACATCAGCAATATCAGTCTCGGGGAATACCCAGACCGAAATCGTCATGTCCTGGTTGTCGACGATCTGCATCTTCAGGCCAGAGCCTGCAGTCGCTGCGTCAAGAATGGGCGGCAGGGAGTCGTTGCGGCCATCCCAGTTGTTGATAGCGATTTTTGCTTTCAGAATGATGCGGTAGGTGTCATCGCTCAGCGACGTATAACCTGAATCCGGATCATACGGCCCTTGCCAAACGCCCTGGTCATATCCGAGCCCGTCGGTGTCCCAGCTGAAATAAACACCCGTTATCGGCTGGCTGACTATGCGGCTACGTCCGATCCAGAGCCCGAGGGTATCAAGCTGGACGCCTACCGCTGTATCGATGTCAAACGCGCTAACCAGCCCCCGGGTAGCTGATGTGATGTCAATCAGCGGCCGGGTGCTCAGGTCGATGTGATCAAAATATTTCGGCCTGGTGGCGTGGTAGTTGGTGATTAAGTCTGTGTACTTGCTCATGACGTCACCGTTAGAACAATATTTTCCGGCTTACAGGACGCTGATTCGTTGTAGGCGATATTGATATTAGCCGCCGCTACCGTTCCGGCAGATTTGCCTATCAGCAGCTCCTGAATGTCGTAATAGCGTGCACTGCCACCACTGACCACGCCGAGGTTAGCCGGGGAGTAAATGCGGCTCAGCAGAACAGAATCACCGATCGTCAGCCCGTTGATGTAATCCGCGACGGCCTGCTGAATCTGTACGCCAATTTGCGACGTGTAGCCCGTAAAGGCTTTCAGTGTGATATGCCCGTAAATCGGAACATCAGTCGAACGCGAAAAACTGATCACATGTGGATTGCCGTAGGTGTCCGGTACCGTGACAGAAGTAGTCCCGTAGGTCGCCGTTCCCTGCCCTTTATTACCCCGGATAGTCTGGGCAATGTCGGTCACGTCCCCGCCGTCCACGATGGCCGAGATAGAATGTGGCGGCAGCCCGTTACTATCGGTAGCGCCAGTATCATTCTCGTAGAGCTTGTGACGTGTCACGCCAGCAACGTTAGCAATCGCACCATCGACGCCTTCAAATGGTGTGATAGAGGGCAGCGCAACGCTCTGCCCCTGCCTGATGCGCAGCTCTGCGTCGGTTTCTGCCGGAGCGCCTACGGTGGCCGCTGCCGGGTTGGTTACTGATGTCCAGCCTCGGGTCGGCGTGTTGATGGTAGTAATTGTCCCCGCCAGCGCTGCGACCGCGCCGCTGTTTGAGCAGGTGGCAGTTGCCGTCACCGTACCGTCAACGCCAATCACTACCGAGGCAGGAAGACGCCAGATCACGTTATTGGTGTCTTTCACGGTACCGTTCGTAATGGTTGTCCCTGCGGTGCCGGTGAGCAGCAGATCCACGGTGGAGTTCGTCGCCCCTTTGCGAGCGATACCGTTAATTTTCACGTTACTGGTCAGCGCTGCGCCGTACCCGGTAGCAGGTGAGAAGCAGTTGTAAACGGTAATGGCCGTGTTATTGGCATCGTGAATAGCCAGCGCCACCAGCGCCACCATCTGGCCGTCTTTGCTGTCCGGTTCCAGATAAGCGTCGCTGCCATAAATCTGCTGGAAATAGCTCGTCAGGGTATCAAGTATCGTCTGGTAATCAGGCGCACTGATCCCCTCAGCGGTTACCGTTGCCGATAAGCCGAGTGTGTCCAAATTGAGGGCCATTTATGCCTCGCTGGTAACTGTCGTTGTTCCGTATATAGTGTCGATTTCAGCGAAGAACTGGACGCGGCGCGTCGTCGTATTCACTGTCGTATTGAAAGAGAGAATGGATTTAACGCCCCGCGTTTCGAGGATGCGCTTGCGGATCGCCAGGTTGTAGGTTTCCGGCTTCTGCTTACCGAGAACGGACTGAATCCACGGAGTGCCCTCTGTGGTATCGAGAAACCATTGCCCATACCACAATTCGAATCGCGTTTTCACAGCCTGCGCGACGGCCTCCGGTGAGTTAATCAGCCAGGTATCATCGCCGCTGCCAAAAGTGTAATCCCCGTCGTCGTCCTCACGTCGGTATCGCATAATTATCCTCCCAGAGGTTTTGTATTGCTGCCGCCGCTTTCCACGCCGCCATGCGTATGCTTATCAACGATTGAGCCATCCACCAGTTGCAGGCGGCCGTCAGACAGAATTTTCAGGCCGTTCAGGTTGAACCCTCCCGGCGCGGTACCGGCTATAGCCCCACTTGAAGGATTAAGGCTCAGTTTGGTGCTGCCATCGTCGCTGCGCAGCTCAACCGCGCTGCCGCTGATACCGCTGATTTTCTGCGCCTGCGACTGCGGCCCGACGATACAGAACGCATCCGATAAATCATGCACCCGGTCGTCAACAGGCTCCTGTACCCCGCCGTTCTGCCACCAGAAATCGATGCAGCGATCGGCAAAAATCACCAGGCATTCATCGCCAGCTTTCACAGGGAACGTTAGCGTGCAGCCGCCCCCGCGCGGAAATATCACCGGCACATCCACCAGCAGGGGGTAATTTTTGGTAACGCGGTTGCCGTCGTTATCCGTTTCAACCGAACGGATCGCAGGCTGCACAACCGCCGTCACCGCGCCGGGATCGAATGACTGAACGATGCCAGGCAAAGCGACGCGGATTTGGTTCTTTGTTGTCTCCCGCTCAGATTTAAATGTTTCGGCAAGATCGCCGCTGCGGGTCTGGTCAGATACTGCCATTTTGTAGGCTCCAGAAAGCAAAAAACCCGCCGGGTGGCGGGTTTTGTATTTTGAGAAATTTCAGCTTATGCAGTTAACGAATCATCGCCAACCTTCAGCAGTTTATTAACGATTGCATCGACCTCTTCCGCGTCCTGAATTGCACTTATCGCGGTAATCCGGTTGATTTTCCGTTCAAGCTTGTAATCAGAATTAACACGTTGGGCATGCGTCATTTTCAGTTTAACGCCGATTTTTTTTACTGCGTTAACATCAACATCGTTCAGTGCTGCTGCCTCACCGCTACAAAAGACGGTATAGACTCGCATGTGAACTCCACCTTTTAATTTTTCACCATCTTCTGTAGCAGTCGGTACAAGATTATTGGTGATCCTTAAGGCGGAATGGTACATGCCATAATATGCTCGGCTGATAGCGTTTCTTGTCCACATCTCACCGTTTAGAGTCAGGGAGTGCTTCGCCAGTTCAAGGAAGCAAGTATGCTCAACCGACATTAAAGTTCCCCCGCCTCAAAACATCCGACACATTCTGAGTCCGCAAGACCAGCCATGATAATCTCATCAGCAAGGTCATTGTTCATCTGCGACAGGAGCGATGGATCGTCTGTTTTGACTTCCACAAACAATGTATCAAGCTCAGACATTACATAAAAAGCATGGGCACCAGCCAGGCGAACGCGATATTTATCAGATACGTTCAGCATAAGTTGCCCAATTTTTTTAAGATCCTGAGCATGCTCCTGATGGGTGTGCAGGTAATCAAGTGTGTCATACCACTTTGCCATGTCTTCAGGGCGAGGCACTTCCATAGCAGTCAGCATCGGCATCACCTTTTCAAGCAAATCGATATCAGCCCAGTATGCAGAAATTGTAGCAACTTCAGCCAGTATCGTTGGGTTAAGTGAGTTGGCCGCATTCTGAATCATCGCGTACTGGCGAGCGTGCAAACCCAAGTTTCGCAGCGCTATCGTATAGTTACAGAAAGAAACTGAATCGTTAGGAGCGAGTCTTAACCCTTGCTCACAGAGAGAGCACCCCTCTTCGATTTCGCCAAGAACAAGCTTAGCTAAGCCTTCAATCGATAGCCCCTGATAACGTTCCGGGATTTTCTTAGCTTCACGAATGATTTGATGTACTTCAAATTCACTCAGAAGATTTTCACCCTTAGTTAATGAAGGGGTCAGAAGATCTAACAGTTCTCCTGATTTTGGCTGCGCTAAGCTCATGTTTTAGTTATTCCTGGCTTTTATGGGGGTGCATATCAATGGCAATTCACCATCAAAAAGTTAGAGCAGTGTAATCGCTAGCCTCAAAAAACGACAGTTTTTAGAGCACGTTTTGTTGTTTTTCAGATGAGACAGCGTTCAGGTTCTCTTCACCCAGCAACTTTCTTACACGGGAAAGATCCGATGATTCTCGGCGCATCCATGCTGTTCTGTAGCAGTTGGACGTTCAGGAAACGCGTTTCGGTACCCGGGCGATGGATATACTCAAACCCATAGTTGTTGCCATCTTTAGCAGGCATTAGACCCATTTTGATCTGCATGCCTGTACCGTCTTTGCCCAACATTTTAACCTTTTGGGATGTTACGGTTTCGCCATTGATTTTAAACAATGAATCAGGGATCGCGTCCATACGAAAGTTACCACATTGCATCGTTATGGTGTTTGCACTTGCGCCAACAGACGCTAACGCCAGCAATGAAAAAATCCATCGTTTCATTTCTATAACCCCCTCTGCAATGCGGTGCTCGATGGCATATCCTGCGCGCCACGCGCTTCGCACATCATATCCATGTACCACGCCTGGCCCCTTGTGTCGCCAGTGTACATAATCCCGCGCACAATATAAACGCCATCCGTTGCGATGCTTGCAGGCTGCGCCGTGGTGCCGCTGAGCGTGATATTGCCGTCAGTATTCTGGTCGGTGATGCGACCACCAGCCATCGCGATATCGTTGTTCGACAGCGCGGTGCGGAATACCGAAGCCTGATCCAGCTGAATGAGCCCGTTAACCCGGATGTTGGGGTTAATCAGCGCGCGGACGTTAACGCCGTTGCCGATAGTCTGCTGCGGCATACCGATAAGCCCGGTGGCGCTGTTGAGCACAATCGCGTCGTGAACATACTCGTTATTCGCCACCATCTGGCGCTGTCCGTCCACGAACTGCCATGTTGCGCCACATTGCCCGGCCACGTTATCCATAAGATGCCGTGTCATGCCGAACAGCACCCGGCCCCGGGGGAATACGGTAGCAGGCATTTCAGGCGTCAGACCTTCGGTCGCGCCTTTGGCCTCGAAGTCTTTCATTAGCGCGCGGTTCACGTCTGCTACCGTGTAACCGGCTGCCAGCGTCTGCGAGGTTATGCTGGTGGCAAACGCCAGATCCGTATCAGCTGCCTGAATCAGGACGTAGGAATCAATCGGGCTGTCTTTTCCTGTGACCGAGTAGCGAATTTCGCCGCTAAAAATCAGACCGTAGTTCCGGCCATCACTCTGGCCCACGTCCGCCGCATCGACTTCGCGCACGGTCCCGACATCGCTTGCCGATACCTCCGGCGCGATACCGTCGTAACCGGCAATCAGCCGCACTTTCGAAAACTCCTGCCCGGTGATGCGGTTCACCGTATCTGCCGAGAGGTTGTAGATTTTGAATGTTCCCACCCGTGACGCGCTGCTGATGTTGAACCAGTCGATCGTAAAGGTCACTTTAAAATCGCTGAGCTCGATACCCTGCCCGTTCTCATCCACGAGCTGCAGCTCGAAATGTCTCATCCAGTTCTGTGACATGCTTACTCCGTTGATACCAGTAAATGACTGCGGCCGCCCAGGTCGGTTTTCGTCGGATAATCCTGTGTACTGTCGTCACAGACCACCACCAGCTTAAAGCCGAGCCCCATATAGGTGTACTGCGCCAGCAGGTCCGCGCCCGTGACGAGAGGAATACCGGATATTACCGGCTCCCCTCTGTCGTTCTGCAGGTCCATAATCCAGTACAGATCGCGCCAGGTGATGCTAATCCGCCAGGTGGTCCCCGCCAGGATGATGCTGAATTGCTGGTTATCCGCTGTCAGCGGGATTTCCTGAATTGCCATTAGCCGAGCCCCAGTAATGACGCCGCGTTACCCGTGATGCTTTTCAGCAGCGAGGTATTTGGCGGCTTTGTGGTTTTGGTGCCGGTATTGAGCACCGCCGACGTGCTGGCCCCGTCCTTCATGTTGGTTTTATCCGCAACGGTGATCTGCTGCGTCTGCGAGATAAGAACCTCCCTCAGGGTGAGGACGGCAGATAATACGTTTTCGGTCGTCTTGTCGGTCGTCACTTCCAGCGCGCGGATCAGCATGTTGCTGTATAGCCGTTTGCCGGTCACCACATCGAAAGGAATACGGCTCGCCTGCAGGTCAAGAATCTCCTGATACGTCTGCTGGGGACTCAGGCCCAGTAAGCTGGTGGCCGTCAGATTACTGGCAAAATCCAGCAACGCTCCGCCACCAGCGAAACCGACCTCCATCACCACTTCGGACGGTTTTTTGTAGGCGTGATCAGCGATGGCGGCCCCGATCTCAACAGGGTGCTCGGTTATCTCCAGCGTGTCGGTATGCTTCTCAGAAACCACCACGCTGGGGACGATCATCCCGATTTTTCGGGTCTGCTGTTGAAAGAGAGTTGAGAGAAAATCCATTAGCCCACCTTCGTTTGATTGCCGCGCATGACCTGAGCGTTTGCCGACTGCTGGCGGCGTTCAACTTCTGAACCCACCTGACGCGGATCACCACCACCGTAAATGTGATAGGTGTTCTGCTGCTGTACCTGCGCACCCTTTCCGGGCATGTTACTTAACACCTTAGGAATGTAGTTGCGTGTTTCCTGCGGCATCAGGGCCATTCCGTGCTTCTGCACGTTCCCGATCCCCCAGTTGTATGAGGCCATCGCCTTGCTCAGGTCACCACCGTTAGCTTTCAGCAGCTGTGAGAGATATTTAGCGGCTGCCTGAGCGGCCTTTTCAGGATTGAATACGTCGTTCCCGTGCAACCCCATATCACGCGCGGTGCCGTCCATAAACTGAAACAGCCCTTTAGCGCCAGCACCTGAAACAGCAAACTGATTTCCGCCCGATTCCGTGATGGCCACACTGCGCAACAAACCTTCCGGAAGCCGGTAGAGCTGTTCCAGGCTGGTGAGCATCGGCTGCATCCAGCCAAGCAGCTCAGAGCCTGCTTTTGTTGGCTGCGGCTGCTTAACCCCTGCAAGAGGTAAGCCACTCGCATCTGTGGGGGTGAATGCTGCCGCCTCTGCAGTCGGGAACATTCCATCAGCAATTTGCTTAATACCCTCTGCAATTTTGCCGAGCACGCCGGTACTACGGCCGTGATATTCAGCAGCCTCTTTCCGTGATTTTTCCTGTGTGCCGTTCAGCTCATCAATCTGTGGGTCGCGCTGGTCGTCATGAATCCCGCGGCCCTCTCCAGCCTCGCTACCAAACAGCCAGCCTTTGACGGTTTTACCTACATTGCGCGGATCAAATCCCAGCTTGTCGTTCAACCAATCCGCCGTCTGGTTAGCGTTGTCCGTCACTTCTGGCATTGCAGACGGTTTATCACTCCCCTGATTCAGTAGCTGACTGCCAACACTGGCCGCATCGGCCCAGCGACCGTCTTTAATGGCGTTCAGCAGGTCGGCGATCATATTCAGCATCCTGCTGAACTCGCCCATCTGGTCGATGAAGTTGCTGAAATCCCACTTCAGGGACCATGATTTGGGGTCAATGTTGAGCAGTTTCGCCAGCGCTTTCGCCAGATCGTTAACGGTCCCCTGCAGGTCATGGACCATTTTTAGCGCGGCGTCGACTTCCGGTTTCCATTTGCCCCAGTCAATCAGGCTCTGGCCGCCTTCCTTCCAGGTTTTATAATCCTCCCACAGGAGGGCAATACTCGCCGCCAGCGCGGTAATCAGGCCAATCGGTGACATCCAGAACGTGCTGTTCAGAATGCGTAGCGCAATCGTCAGCGCGCCAAACAGCGAGATCAGCTCCCGCGTTTGCTTGTCGAGTGATTTCCACCAGGTAATAAGGTCTGATGTCCCCTCGATGAGCCGGAAGAATAGCCGCCCGATAATGTCCCCGAGCGCCAGAATGCCTTTTATGGCTTTCGTCAGGGTCTGCTCGATACGCGGGAAGTTATCCAGGATATGACGGCGCAGCGTGTCCAGCGAACCCGCCAGGCCACCAGCAAGATTAGAGCCGATTTTGTCACGAGCCATGCCTGCCATCGCGCCGAACTCGCGCAGGGAGGTCATGAATTTGTTGGAGCTTCTGGCCGCCTCGTCAGCATTGAAGCCGATAGCCTTCGCCATTGAGCTGTACTGCCCGGAGAAACCGCCAACACCCCGGCGCATCGCCATGAGGGTATTTTCGTCAATGCCCAGCATCTGGGCATACTGGTTAGCCCGGTAGTACGGCATGCTGCTGAGCTTCTGGCCGACACCCGTAAAGATAGCGGCCATGTCGCGCATGTTACCGCTGGCATCACGGGTCTGTACGCCGAGGCGATTCAGGAAGCCTTCCGCTCCGGGATTGTTACGAACAAACCGGGAGAGGCTTTCCAGAGAGGAGCGCGCCGCGTCCACGCTGCCGCCTACCTGCGAAACCGCATAGCCAATAGACTGAATCCCCTGAACCGTCGCGCCGGTGCGCTGTGACGCCCAGTAGAGATTATCCAGACCGGAGGCGATCTTAGCCGTAAAGGCCACCACGGTAAGCGCGGCACCTTCGACGGCCAGCCCCATTTTGATGGCGTTTGCGGTCGTACCGGCGAGGACTGAATCGAACTTCTCCGCGCCTGCTTCGTCGATATCGAAACCGAGCGAGACGAGGAAATCTTTAATAGTCTCAGCGTTCATTATCCTCTCTCCATTTCTCTATACGGCGCTGGTTGTCAGCCTTAACGGCCAGGTGGTCATTCATCAGCGCGATATCGCACAGATCGACAGATCCATCCTTCAGCGCGTAATAAGGGATTAACCCGGCGTCAACCGGGTCAAGGAGATAAGACAGCCCGTCAGGCAGGCTGTTGAGGGTTAGCCCTGAGGCTGGTCCGCCGTCGCGCTGGTAGGGCTCACGGGCAAAAAATTTCCCAGCGAATCGGCGACCACCCGCGCCACCAGCTGCAGCATGGTTAGCAGGTCGATATCATCGAACATCAGCTGCCCACTGTTAAATACCGGTGTCCATCCGTCCATGTGCTTACGTGACACCACAGCAAGGCAAGGATGAATAATCGCGTTGGTGTCATCTTCGGTCAGGGAAGACAGTTCCTCAGCGATACGCGGGAGCAGGGTTTCAAACACCGGTTTCATCTGATCGAATTTCACGGTGTCAATTTTGCCATCAGCAGGCAGATGGGAGCGAATGCTCCCGAAATCTGACATCATGCCTGCCAGAACCGGCAGGAGTTTGCGGGTCACTTTCAGCTGGTCAAAAACGCTGAGTTTTGCCACGCGGTAATCGTGGCCTTTGATTGAACATTCCATCTGTTAAAACTCTCCGAGTACCTGGTCGATTTTGCCGCAGTCAAACACCCAGGGCATCGTATTACCGGCTTTAGCGTTGGCGTTATCCGGCTGTTTCTGGAACGCCACGCTGCGCGCCGTGATGATGTCACCGCTCACCTTGTTTCGGATCACAATGACGTTGTTCCCCCAGGTGCCTGAGGACTGACTCTGGGCGTTGTACGCCAGCGACAGCTTTTTGTTCGTCGGTGAGGTTTTCAGCAGGTTAATGGTCACCGTGCCGCTTTTATCCACGTGCAGGCTGTGCATCACTTCGCCGTCAGCACCGATGGTCATGGTGTTTTTTGGGCCGCCCATTGCAACGGTGATCCCCTCCTCTGAACTGGCGGAACCATAGCCCAGATCAATCTCACCGGTCGGGCCGGAAAGGGACGCCGTGACGTCCATAAAAGAATACGTAGCCATTCATGTTCTCCTTAGCGAACGACGTTGATCTGAACATCAGCGAAATGAACCGCACCCGCCAGCTTACAGGCCACCTGAATAACCGGTGCCTTACGTGCTTCACGGTCTGCCTGCGCCTGCTCGGAAATCGGCTGCGCATAGACGTAATAGCCTTTTGTCAGCGTATCGCCGGAATCCAGCTGTCCGATAGGGCCACCGTTCCAGACACCAGCCGCCACCAGCCCGTTCGTTACCGACTGATCCATTGATTTCTCAACATTGGAAAGGAGGCGCGTCACACCCGCATCAGTCTGTGGGACTTTGGTTGTGCTGGTGTAGAGCAGGTTATACAGGTTGGTCTGTACGTAGTTCTGCAGCCAGTCGAGCCCGTGGCGCTCATCGAAGAAATCGCCGCTGGACATGACGCCCTGCTGCAGGATTGCCGTATCGTTCTCGTAATACACGTAGACGTTACAGTTTTTGGCATCCAGCGCCGCCGCCTGATTGGTGGTCAGGGTTTCATACGTGATCCCCGGCTCCTGCTTGAATTTCAGGGTAATGGTGGTATTGCTGCCGTTGAAATTCACCGTAAACGCGCGGCCAAACGCAGACAGCGCGGCGTACTTGCTGCTGGTGGAATACTGCACGAAGGTGCGGCCATATTTTGCCGTCTTCAGCTTATAGGCCAGATCGGTTGTGGAGGTAGTGTTAACCGCTTCCGGGTCCTGAGTGGTAATCGCCAGAATACGACTGAGGCTGGAAGCCTCGATCGCGGCGGCCACGCTCAGCCAGTCGGCATCGTCGATGTCTTCATCGTCTGCCACGGCCAGACCGTACCAGCTCGTGTAATTCAGTACGGCGTTCACGGCCTGCAGCAGCGTTTCCGTCGAACCGCTTTCAGCCGATGCCAGCGTTTTCGCCCAGCGGCCGACATAGACCTGCTGAGGCTTCGGTGATTGCGAGAAATACACGGTAGCAGCTTCATATTCCGGGCTATCCACGCCGAAATCAGAGCCGATATCCTCTACAGAAGAATAAAGGCGAAGGCGCTCAGTGACCGGGATAACTGTTGAGCTCCCGAGGATGAGCAGCGAACCAAAGTTTCGACCAGTAGCCGCACGCGGCCCAATGATCACGTCGACGTTAACGACGTTCGATACAGGTAATCCCTGCGGCATAATTTAGTCTCCGAAAAATGAGACGGACGCATCTTGCAGCGTCCGGACGTTGTAGGTACGAATATTTTTGCGGGAAAGCGTAATGGTGAGGTCATATCGCCTCACCCACTGGTTATTAATGAGTTCTGGCAGGTTGTAGATTGTCCCGGCATCCACCAGCGAAAGCCCAGAACGGTTCAGTTCGGCGTTGTTCTGCTCGACGAATATCCCGGCGCGGAAAGTTGATGCCGTGTTCGCCCCCTGAGGGCCATAGAAGCAGCAAATTACCGTCACTTGTTCCCATGTCCATTGCTCGGACTGTTCTTCCGAAACCTGAACATCGGACTGGCTTAAAGGCTGGGGAACGGTAGTGATACCGAAGCCGCACCACGTTACCCCGTTGTTGGGGATCTGCGGCTGCGGGTCAGTCCATCGGGGAAAAACAAGCGCAGCCGGCAAGCCAGAAACACCACGAATCCACCGACTGATTTCGCGCTCCAGCGCCTCGTCATAGCTCGGGTTTGCCCCGACAGGAATAAGATAACCGCGCGCGGTGCTGTCGTTACTCAACTGGCGTCCCTCCGTTAAAGTCCACCAGTTCACAATGTGCCTGGACGAATCCGGCACCGTAACGGGTGTACGGGTCAACGAACGTCACGCGGTAATCGCGGCCGCTGTAGGTCACGATATCGGCATCAAGTCGAGGGGAGCTGTCTGAACCGGGCTGGCCCTGGGTTAATCTGAACTGCGTCACGATGAGGATCGCGCCGCTTATGTTCTGGCCTGCTTCCATTCGCCTGGCTTCCAGAGAACGGTCAACCGTCACCACGCCAGAGAACGGAATATCCTGAGCGGTGTTTTTCGTGAAATTGTCCTCATCCACCGTCTGAACCTGACGGTGACACACCAGGCTGGTGTCCATGAAGTCGGGATCGAGAAGAACATCGCTCACATCGAGAAGAGGCATTATTTTTTCCTCACGACGTAGTTAATAGAGCGCAGCAGGTAACCATGTGCATACAGCGGCTTGTCGCCGGGAATGCCCTCGGCCCTTCTGCGTTCGAGGGTTTTCTCAGAAAGCGGGTGCAGCCGGTCGCCAGCACCGATAACGGCTTTTGCAGCGTCACGGGCAATCTGTCCGGCGCTTTCCAGCTCACGCATTGCCGCTTCAGTTTGCCCCTCCAGCGCGGCGGTTGCCGCTGCCTTGAGGTGTGCGGTGGTTCTGGGTTTTGAATCCTCGATCCCCATATCCAGAAAAGGACGCGGGGGGAGCGTGACCGTTGTACCGTCGATTTCCACCGTTGCGCCCGTCGAGTGGAGGTAGCCCAGTTCCGCGTTATTAATCGGAGAGCCATCCTCACGCCCTGCCTTGTCCTCAGGTATTCCCACCAGCACATCCATTCCGGATAGCTGGCGGAGGGATTCCAGAACAGCCACGGCGTTATCAGTACGAACCGTTAACCCGCTTTTCATAGCAGCTGCCTGCCACCAGCGCCGAACATCGACCACCACCAGTAGAACTCGCGCCCGTAGGCGGTGCTGTTCCAGAAACCGGCATCAGGATTGATTACCCCGGACACGTCATAGCTCACTGAAACCTTATCCACTGACTTAGAGGACACGACACCTGCCGCGCCGTTGCTGTTCACACCACCAGCGGCAGCGGCGGCCAGCGTGCGGCCGCGCAGCTCCGTATAGTGAGCCGTGAATAGTTCGGCCAGGTAGACGAACTGATCGCCCTGTACGTCCTGATTCAGAAGCGAATCGGCCTGCCCCAGATAGAAATTCACTGAGGGGTCAGGGTAGCGGGTTTTATCGGCAAACTCGGGAAAGTCGGTGCGGAACTGCTCGTTAGTCGGAAGCCTGCTGTTTTTTGGCATTTTTCGCGTCCCCGCCGGTGTTATCGGTTTTGTCCGTGCTGTCGGCAGGTTTACCGCCTGCTGGTGCCTGAGCGGCTGCCAGCTGCGCTTTCAGGTCTGTGTTTTCATTCCCCAGCGCGGTGATGGTTTTTTCATGCTCAGCCAGCTGCGCTTTCAGGGTGTTATTTTCTTCTGCCAGGAGAACAAGGCTCGCGGAAAGATCTTCATTGCTCTGCTCGTTCGCCAGGTCGGCTTCGTCAATCGGGCGCGCATAGGCTTTAAAGGCCCAGTGGTCCTTAACTTCTTTCGGGAAAGAGGAACTGTCGTGGATGCCCTGAGACAGCTCAAATTTAGAACCGTCGGCAAAGCTGAGAGTTGCGCCACCGGAAACAACGTATTTCATGTTTTTGCTCCATAAAAATGGCGGGTTTCCCCGCCTGTTTCAGGTTAAGACGCCGGAACGTCCAGGTAAGAGATCGTATTGGAATACGGGGTTTCCACCTGGCCCAGCTTGCCGTAGTAAGTGGTCAACTGCTGCAGGCCGCGATACTCCAGCGGCGTGTTCAGCAGAGGAACCATTGGGAAGCGAACGTATTTTTCGTCCTGGGTGTAAGCAACGATACGATGCGCGCCACCAGCGCCACGCTTGGAGGCCCACTTCATGGAGACGATCTCCAGTGGTGTGCCGTTTTCCTGAAACGCGATGGTGTTAATCTTCACGTATTCCAGCACGGAGATATTCCCTGCAGAGGAAACCTTTTTGCTCGCCAGCAGGCCGAACAGCTCCGGAGCCAGACCGATTTTTGCCGGGCAGACCGCATAACCAGAACGAACCCAGCCATCAGACAGCACCAGGTTGATATCCTGAACAATCACATCCGGATCGGTGGTTGCGGTCCACGCTGCAGCTGCAGCAACAGGAGTAACATCCGGCAGGTTCAGCAGGCCAGCAACCCCGAGCTCGTTATCACCGATATAAACCTGTTCGTCGGTGTCCATGTTCCATTTCAGCTTCATGCCTTCGTATTTCTGGACATCAACCGGGCGGCCCAGTTTCTGGGCAGAAGCCAGTTCCGGCACCGTCCAGCTGATTTCCTGTCCCCACAAGGTGAGGTTGTTACGGGTAGGCTGAATATCGAGTTCGATACCAGGAATGGCAGTCGCTTTTTTACCGATCCAGTTTTTACCGTTAGGGTTTGGACCACCAACGCCGACGAAATCGGTATTAGTGAAGGATGACACTTCATCAGCGATAGAAATGTCGCTGCGCAGCGGCATGTCGCGTGACCATTTGTAGGACACTAAAGGCATGTTCAGCGTCTGATCCATGCGCTCCAGTTCGCCGACGAGAAACGCGCCGGTGGAGTCGATGGTCGCTCTGTCAATTGTAAACATTAATTATTCCCTCAGATGTTATAAGCGATTTCAATACGGCCGTCGGCTTCACCTGGCCCCATGACCTCTGCATTTGGCAGCTGAGGTGTATTTGATGCGGTAGATTCCGGAGACAGCACAAAGGAGCCAACCGGGCTTTGAGTGGTGCCACCAGCCACGCGAACATAAACCGGATCGCCTTTTTTCGCGGTAGCCGCGTTGCCTGCTGTAGCAGTTACGCAGATGTAACCGCGTTTAAGGTTGTCACCAACCTGATTAGCCGTCACACCGATGTAAGCAAGGTCCAGAGCAGAGGTAATCGGGAACGGTCGAACCAGAATCCCTTTCACTTTGCTGATAGTGTCGCCAGATTCCAGCGGAACGAATTTATCGTTCACGTATTTACCAACCAGCCCGTAGGACGCGAACTGCTTCGTTTGATCCAGGCTAACTGGCTCGATGGTGAGATCACGAGGACGGGTAACGCCCCCGGCAATGCCCAGGGGCATGCGCGTTAAATATGCAGTACCTGCCATGATGATTTACCTTATTTGTTTTTTGCCCAGAATTCGGCGTTGACCTTGTTCAGCTCTGCCGGGGAAAGGTGCTTAGTGCTGATTCCGCTGTCCGTGGTGCGGGTAATGTTGTTCAGCGGGGTCAGCTGATTTTTCGCCTTATGCAGCGCCACAGCGGCAGTAAACACCGCGTCGACCGTAGCCTT